GTAATCTTGAAGTGCGTCTTTGTAATCTACAAGGACACGGTTTGCTTGTGTACTTCCACTACCGACATTCTGGCTTGTTAGTATACCTTCTTTTGCTGTAACCATAATTAATCACCTAAATCAAAAGCACCTTAACCATACTCACGGCTGAACCGCTTGAGTCAGTTGCAGCTGTGTCTATTGCTGCTAATTGTATAGCTACTGCACGGTGATGGTCTCCATCAGCCGTTGCTTCTACTTTACCTACTTCGTTGACAGTTAGTTCTGCACCAATTGCCATGCTGTCGTCGTCTGCTCCTACTAGAACATTACAAACGATACCTTTTCCTGTTACGATGGAAGTTGGTTGAGCTGCTACTGCGTCTACTAATAGAACACCTAGAGCTACTTTTTGGCCAGAGGTTGATGCTTCTTGGTCATCTGCTGCTGCAATTATTTTTCCGCTACTGTTCATATCAACGAACGTACCGGCGCTAAGAGCGACATTAGCGAGTCCAAGATTCATAATCCTTGCTGGTGAACCACCATCATTTACTAATATTTCTGTTGCCATATTTATTTACCTACTTAGTTTTCTCCTGTAAAAGAGATTTTCCCATTTTTCATCGCAAACATGCGTGGGGATTCTTCTACTTCTACTGGGCTTTCTTCAGCGTCATGGGCTTTACCTTTTCCGAAAGTGCGTTCTGCTTCTTCTGGTATAGGCATAGATTCCATTGCGATACTGAATCCTTCTAGCTTAACATCATCCCATGCATTGAGTTCCTCAACACGAGCATCCTTCTTGTCCTCTTCGAGTTTTCCAAGAGCTGCCTCTTTTTCTAGAATTGAAGTTACTAAAGACATTTTCTTAGCTTTGAGTTCTTCTTCGACTCTCTCAGCTTCTTTGTCTTCGTATTTCTTGACTAGAGCAAGGGCTTCCTCGTGCTTGGTATTCAATTCGTCAAAAGATGTTGTCATTTCGTCTAGCTTAGACTTCATAGATGCGAATTCACGCTCTGTGATAGTCTCTGCTTCTGATATTTTGTTTTCTTCTTCAGCCATAGTTTCTACCTCGCTGTTGTTCCCGTGTGATTCACAGGCACATGATTCATCCTCTTTCGATTCTGAACCTTCACCGAATTCTCGGTGTTCGTCATTACATTCCCCGTCAATTGTACATGCTTCACAAACGGGTGTCCTCGTCTCATTATCAATGAAACTCACCTCGATAGGACGGATGTTCGTAGCAAAAGGCTCTCCAAGAACGTCAACGTCCTTTGAAAACCAATCAATACTGACATGTGTCATATCGCCGTTTTCTAACTTTCCTAGCACTTCATTGGTTTTAGCCGCATCCTTATGGATTTGAGCTAACATTTTAATACCAGTTTTACCGTCTTCCAATTCGATTATTTCTGGGTTGATAGCCTTGCCAATCAAATCTTCGTCAGTTCGCTGGTGATTAAAGTAAACTGGAAGCTCTTTAAAAGCTTCTATATTATCTTTTAATATCGAAGGTTCTATATAAACCTTTTGGTCACCATCTTCATCATGTACTCCTGAAGTTATGGCTATGACCGGATAGTCAATAGTTTCCTTACTAATATTTAAAGGTTTTTCTAGCTCTTGAGCAAAAGTACGTTTTGAGTCTTCGAGTGTTTGGGGAACTGCGAATTCTCTAACAGTACCTTCACCAACTCTCATGCGGCATAGATTAGCCGCCATATCTTTATAGTTGTCTACACCCTTTTTCTTAAGTCTAGGTGCTAACT